TATTTACAACAAAATCTGGTTGGAAATCTTCTACTTCTTTTCTAATATAATATAGTGATTCAGGCCTATATAGTGAAATAGATAATTCTTCATGCATTGCATGAGTTAAAAGTTTTACTTCGTGTCCTTCGGATTCAAACATAGGAACTAAGTGATCAAGTGTTGTTGGTAAAGCTAATAAAAGTATTTTCATTTTATGTAAAGGTTAGAGTAACCGTTCCTCCCCCGAGCATCTGAAATTGAGTATTAGTAAGTGAGTTAGACGCCTGTGTTATATAGTAATTACCACTACTAACAGTGTTAGTTGATAAAGCAGATCTGCTAATTGTAAAGCTAGTATATCCGCTTCTTGATATTGTTAAAGTAGACCAGGAAGTAGTATCAACTGTTCCGCTGTTAATATCGTACATGATAGTAACTCTCATAGTATTATCAGTAGCATAACAATATTGTAAGTCTACATTTGCACCAAATGCGTCTTGGCTTGTTGGCGATAAATTACTGCCAATACTAAAGAGTGAAGGAGCATAGCCCTTTCTTTGAAGCTTGGCTCCGGTACTACCTCCAGTAAATGATGTAGCCACGGAAAGAGCCGCATAAGATTTACCTAGGAAATCTGAAAACTTTATTTCCCCGGATGTTGGTATACCTGCTGTGACATGCAAATCATCTTTATAGTAATCTGACATTTTAACATCAGCACTATCTGCTCCCCCAAACTCTTCTGCAATTCCGTTATTAAGTGGGCCAGGAGCAGCTGAGGTAAGTTTAAATGTTTTATTTCCTGTGGTTCCTATTGATGTCAAGTTTGCATCAGTAATTGATCCTGACCATAACCATACTCTATAATATCCAGTACCTGAGCTAGTAGTACTATCCCTACTTGAGGGTATGCCATGTATCCCACTATGCGTAGCATTTGTTCTTAAATATTCTTGTCCGTTAATTATTACACTATAAAAAGAATCATTACTCTCAGGAGGATACGTTGATACTGAAGTGCTTTTTAAACAAAGCATTATCCAATTGCCTTCTGCTTGAGTATTTAGTACCTGACTACCTATTGTTGAACTATTTGTTCCGTTAGGATACGTACTTGAAGAATTATTAAACCAACCGAAATGATGAACCTCTAGTGTTCCTGCGCTGCCGCCTCCAGTATAAGAAGATGTTGATATACTTCCTAATGAACCACTATCGACACCTAAAGTTACACCAAAAATTCCCCTAGTAGTCCACCAAGTCTCATTAGTTGTAAATGCTGGAGTTGTTCCAAGCCAATCTGAATTATCAAGAAATCCTGATCCTAGTATTTGTCCAAAACTACCAGTGACGGCCATATTTGTATCATCAAATCCTCTAGCATATCTTGAGCTCCCACTATAAGATGTCGTTTGTGCTGTTTTAAATCCGTATATAGTTCCAGTAAGAGTATTATCAACATTATAGAAAATGTCTGAATTTTCTTGAGTTTTAACAGCATGTCTAAGCGTAAGAGATGTACTTCCGGTAGTTAAAGTTGTAGATAAATATTCTGGTTGTCCGGTTGGATTAGTTCCAGCATCTTGAAGTGCTAACTCTCCAGATGATAGTATTGTCATTTAATAATCTCCGTAATTAAATCTTCAAACTGTTCTATCTTCTCAACCCTATTAGGCCAAAGAATATATTCCTTTTCTGGATTCTTTTTTAAATTACTTAATAGTGGTAGAATACTATTATATAATTTGTTTAGTTTCTCTTCTAATTCTTGTACATTAGCAGATGCTGTAGAAGCTTCAGTCTTTACATTCTGGACTGCTTCTAATTCGTGTTCATCTACTGCGGTAAAACCGAAGTCAAAGTCTAATAAATCTTTGCTCATATTTAATCCTCTATTAAACTATTTATAAGGTTTTTATCTTCTTTTCTCTGGTTTTGTTTCTTTTTATTAGGTACTACCTTGTGATTAAATGGCAGGTCTTTATCCCATAATACTTTATGGTATCTAGTTCTTAGTCTCTTTGACTTTTGCGGCGTTCTTATTTTCTTCGCCATCTTCATCTCCATCCCAATTTAATTCTGTCATTGACTTCTGTTTAACTTTTTGATTTTTCTTACCAAAGATGGCATCATAGTTATCCAAATATTTTTTACTCGTCACCTTTGTCTGTATACTGTCTCCAGTTACATCATTCTTTGTTACCAATTGTGTATTACTCCTGACATGATAAAGAAGCATGTTATAAAATTAACTAGTACTATTATAGTTCTAATCAGTGCAATAACATCTGCTTCTTTATTAGATTTACCTTCTTTTTCTCCAAGTGATTTGGCCCAAAGTCTCCAAGCCTTACTTAGTATTCCAAACAATTTCAATGCCTCGGCTAACTAATTCATTTTGGCATTTCTGTTTAATCTTAGGCTTACCATTAGAACTATTGATGTAATCAAACAATTCTTGCTTGGGGGTTGACTTCATATAGAAGTTTTCTGTTTTATTCTTTCCAGTTTTTTTATCTCTTATGGTTTGAGATGGTTTAAATTTTATTGGCATTTTTATATACTCACAAATCTTATATTAGGATATCCTTTCATTATTTTATTACGCTCTTCTACCCAGTGATTTCTCGGAGTAGAATTTTCGTAACCCTTAGTATTTATATATATGTTATCGTGACCCACTCCATCAAAACCTAATAAGTAGATTTCATTGTATAGACCCGATTCACATGCTATTTTCAAAGCTCTTGACCCACTAGATATATCCTCATCTAAAATAGGAATTACTTTATCTTTATCTTCAACGTGTGTAATATAGATAGCTCTTTCTGTACCTCTTATAACACATTTATCTTTTCTTGAATTATAAACTAATGGTAGTTCATACTCTGACTCATACTGTAACATAGTAACTAGATTACCAACTGCTGCAGTAGGTATTGTACTCCACTCATTAAAATAACAAGTATTATCTTTACAATATCCTGACTCATATATAATATGTTGCATGTATATATCAACACATACCAAGAAATCTATATCTTCGTTATATGCACCATTGCATCCATATACATGTGCATCAGGAAATGACTTTCTATAATCCGTATTCTTTCTGGATAATCCATTTCCTAATATAACTGCCTTCATTAGATTTCGCCTACTATATGCTTATAGATATCTTTCCATTTCCAATACCTTGGAATATCACCTTCATAATAAGCATTATGTTCATGAGCCACAAGGATTGAATTAAGACCAAATCTCTTTCCAACTTCTGCATTCTCTACTTTATCTTCTACCCAGAAGCATTCTGTGCCTTCATACTGTTTTAGTACTTCATCTTTATCCGCACCACATGCAAGGTAGATATAATCATCAAATAATTCTTTTCCAAAAAGTAATTCTAAGTTTTGTGTTCTTAATCTTTGAGCATACTTATTATCACTTAAAGATGTAATACAGTGAAACCTATAACCATGTAACATATTAAGTCTTTTCATGTAATAGACTGCATCTCTTAATGGTGGTAAGAAAGCAATTGCGGCAGACTCATTAAACTCTTGAACACATTTCTTACTAAACTCTTTGGTTAAGTTAAATCTTTTTGCGACATTGTATTCGTTATACTTACTTGTAGGATATCCCTTATGGTTCATCCATTGTGTAAATGAATATTCCCAGTCGCAGAGAACTCCATCACAATCTACTAATATTATATTTTCTTTCATCTTTTCTCCAAACATCTTAATGAAAGACCTTCTCCTTGCCATTAATAACAAGGTGGTCTATATGTACGTTTTCTCTTGGGTCCATAATGTTATGTTCTACTAACATATCACATAGTTTATCCCAAGCATCTACATCTTTACTTATTGCTAGTTCCACCATTTCTGGTAGTGGTAATGGTAGATGAACTTCACAATCTTCCTTTCTAACTAATCTTCCTACTATTTTATTTTTCATAATTTTCTCTTTTCTATAGTACTATTATACTACATAAATAGTTGCTTGTAAAGTGTTTTTTTAAATTATTTTTAAAAATTACCATCGGCTCTATCTATAGTTTGTATTACTGGAGTCCCTCTTGACTTCCACATATCAACTACTTGATTTCTATCATCAAACACTAAATCTATTTTACCGAATTCTTTTTCTACAGTATCTGCAGTTTCTGCCTTGAAAAGAGCATCTTGTATGAAACAGTCATCTGGTCTCATAAAGATAATTGGTTGCTCTATTCCAATAAAGTTTTGAATTTGTTGAGTAGTTATAGGTCTTTCCCTATTCATTCTTGCTGTAAAGAATACTACTACATCACCAGCATCGTGGTGTTCTTTGGCTTTATCACAGACCCATTGTATTGGTGTATCATGTATTGCATTCTCTCTAAACTTTACCCAATCTTTTTGTTGAGTGCCGTCTACGAAATGCCTTCTATGGTTTACATCTACAATGGTTCCGTCTACATCAAATACTATAAATTTCTTCTCTTTCATAATACTATTATACTACAAAAGAAAAGAAATGTAAAGTGTTTATTTAAAATATTTTAATAACATTTCAAGTTTATCGTGATATTCTGCCATTAACCCTAGTTCTTTTTCTAGTGTTTCCATTTGGTCTGAATGTTCGCCAACAGATACTTGATTACTTAAGATGATTTCGGCATTCATTTTATGTTTTTCTGCCTGTGCTTCCATATACTTCATAGAAGTCGCTACCATTTGGTCTCTAAAGTTTTTCATATTATTATCTCCCGAATATATTTTCCATGCGTTTTTCTTTTTGATACTGTTTAATAGTATCCCATAATTTATCAGTCCAGTTATCTCTGTGCTCGATAAAAACTTGTGGGTCTTCATTATCTACTGCAATCATAATTACTAATTGAGTAATAGGAACCCCTGTTCGTTCTTCCCACATAATTGCATACGCTGCACATTGTAAGAAGTATCCAGTAATCCATTCTTTCTTTTTAGGTTTACGGGAAGTTTTATAATCAACTATTGAATTTACACCATTCCATACACCAACACAGTCTACTCTACCAGCTAGTCCTAAGTGTGTAGAATATAAAGGTGCTTCTTGAGCATATACTTTATCTAGGTTATTATCTAGTATGTGTTTTACATCTTGAAATGATTGAATAATATGTGGCATATAACCTTCGGTATAGTTCGGATCATTATCTACATACTTTTCAAGTATCGCGTGGACGGCTGTACCTCTTGAAGAAGCAACTCTACTAATCTTGTTTGCCTCTTCTTCCCCTACTCGCGCTCTCCACGCTTGTATGGCCTCTCTACTTAATATAGAAAGAACAGTTGTAACACTGGGAAGTTGGTTACCGTCCGGCGTCTTATATACCCTTCCTTTCCCTTCGGAAGTGGTCGCTGTTAAGTCACTATAACCTAAATCAACTGGTTCATGTATAAAATTCATAATTTCCCCTGGTCTACTAAGTCTTTTGTCATTAAGAAATCTCGCACTAGGCCTGACCTTACAATGTCATTCCAAGTAAAATCAATAATATCAAAGTACTTCATGTGTTTAAGAATGTAAAGGAAACCATTAAGGCCTTCTTTATCTTTCTCCGTTTTAAAATCTGATTGGTAATGGTCACCACATACTAGAATTTTAGTATTATTACCAAGTCTTGTTATAACCGAACATAATTCGTGGTAGTTACAATTCTGTGCTTCATCAATTATAATGATTGCATTCTGAATAGTTAATCCCCTTATATAAGAAGTTGTTAAGTATTCAATGCTTTTCATTGTAACTAACTTATCCCATGCAGTAGGGTCTTCAAATAGTTCGGTTGTAATTGCCTTATATGGTGCCTTATAAGCTTCTTCTTTTTCTTCCTGAGTGCCTGGTAAGAATCCCATATCTCTAGTCGGTACTGCTGACCGAACAAAGATTATCTTTTCATAGTTCGAACTTTTATCCAAGACTTCTTCTAGTGCCAGATAAGATGCAATGAATGTTTTACCCGTACCTGCTGCACCTATGAGAGCCAGATTCTGGCCTGACTTATAAGAATCAAATACTTTCTTTTGATTTGCAGTAAGAGGTTCTCTTGTGTGTAGATGTTCTAGTCTTAACTTTGCTGGTAGTTTATTCATTTTGTTTTAATGTTCTTATGTAATGATTTAGGAATATTTGATTTAATCTTATCCTGTACTTCTTTCCAGCCATCACCAGCCTTCTGTAATGCTCCTTGAGTACCTTTAGATACGATAGCAGGTGCACCTACTTTTTGTACATTTTCTGGATTATCTTTTAAATATTCTTGTAAAGAAGCCCAACTCATAAAGACTGTTTCCACATCTTCACCAGTTTTTTTATTTATGATATCATACAGAGGCATAATTAAACCACTCTGGTATATTTCTTTTAGTCCAATCCATTTTGAATCTCTCTTGTTTTGTGTGATAAAAATTTCTATATGATTGTACAGCATCGGTGCCACCTAAACCATGTACTACACATTCTGGGTTTGAACCCATTGCAAGTTTGAAGTGTGTTCTACCACCTGCTCTATTAATATTGTTTGGCATTGTTTTTAATATATTTCTTAATTTAGTATCGGTTGAATGTACTTTACCATACCTATATGTATACTCGTCACAAAGGGCAATAAAATGGTCATAGTGCCAAGAATAATTACAACAAGACTCGCGAGACCATACTGTACATGGATGGTTATGATGAACCGCCTTGTATAGTATATCTTCTCTTATGTCGGAAAGTTTGTAATATTTTAGAATTCTTTTACCTGACTTAGATGGTCTTTTTTCTATAGTGCCATCAAGCATTCTATGGACTGTAGATAACATCTGTGCTGATTCTACAATCATTTTTACTACGTGTTTGTCACACTGGTCTTGTGCTGCTTTGATAGGGTCTTCGTTTAAAATAAATATATTCATAGTATAATTTGGTTTACTTTTTTCTTTATATGAGTACTATTATACTATATATTGAATGAAAAGTAATCCCCTTTTTAAAATTAATTTCGCAAAGGGGTCACTTCATAACCTCCTACTTAACTGGCTTGCTGCATAAATCGAATTGTTTCTGTTATATAATCTGCTTTCTTTTGCATCTTATATGCCAAATCTGATTTACCTTTCTTTAATAATCTCTTCTGATAGTATAATGTCTCACGTTTATCACGCTTTAGACGTTCAATTTCTTTACTCATAAACAGCTCCTTAAAATAAGTTGAAATTAAAACCATCATATAAATCACTCTACTTCGTTATCAAACCAGGAAATGCATCCTGACAAAGCTTCTTAGTGATGCCAGTAAACTTCATCTTCTTGTCTTTCGCCAATACTAGCATTTCAGCCTCTGAAGCATGTAAGGACTCCAATAGCTGAATAAACATTGTTTCTCTTTTAATAGGGTTGACTGCGCGGCCAGTTGGGCCGTTAAAGAAAAATTTAAACTTAGTGTATCTTTTCTCTAATCTGGAAATGTTTTTACCCATAGGAGCATCGTCAGGCTCATAAGGTGGTGGGCCTTTGGGTAAGAGACAAGTAATTGTCTCGTCATAGTTAATTCTAATTAAGTCCTTCATTGCTGGACTTTGATTTGCTCTTAGATAAGCAACTCTTTCTTTTTTAGTTTTTAATTTACTTGCTTCAGTAAATATCTCACTTAGTAATCTTTTCATTGTTGTAAAATTCCTCCACTACTTCAATCAATAATTTGCATCTTTTCTTAATAAGATAATTCAGAACTTTCATCCTCATAGGAAGTTTCTGTTCGTTATAGTTATTTATAATACTTTCTTGAATGTCCTCAGGGATTTCAGTTAAGTCTATAAGTTTTTTATTTCTTTGATAATTTCTAAATAACTCTTCTGGCATAATTCTTCTTAGGTCTTCTGCATTATTTATCCATTCATCAATTCTAGTTTGTCTTAGTGGTGTTTGTTTTGCACCTTCCGTAATAAAGGTATCATCATTAGATAATACATTTGGAATTCCATCACCACCATCGCCTCTAAAGATATGATTCCAAAGATATGTTACTGGATTTTCATCTAATACTTGTTTCTTTTGAATAGGTGAGAATTGTTTAACATTCTTATATCTCTGTAGTTGAATAAAGTCTTTATCTGATGAAACAATCATTACTGGTTCATGTTGACCAAACTCTTGGGTTTGCATGGCAAGAGTACCGATGATATCATCTGCCTCACAACCTTCCATATGTAATACTTTATAAGGTAAGTTCTCAGCAATCTCTTCTCTTACTAGATTAAGTATTCTAAAGATTTCATTCCAATCAGTGCCCGTATCTTCACTACGACCCTTTCTACGATTTGCCTTATACTCTGGAAAGTACTTTCTTCGCCAAGTATTCATGCCGTCAGCACAGATTACCATCTGTCCGTATTCATCACGGTATCTTTTATTATACATTCTAATACTGTTCAGTATCATATGCCTTATCATATCTTCATCATTTAATTTTTGCACTATGATGTTTGATAGTGCGATCTGACTATAATCAAGTAGTATCATTATCTGGTTCTTCTTCCTTAGGCGACGATTGTGCCTGTTGCATTTTTTTAATTTTAATATAGAGTTTATCCATATCTTTCTGTAAACTATGGGGTAAGTCAATGTATCTAAGTAGCATTGCATAAATCATATTTGCAATTACAAATGCATCTCTACTTTCACAATATTGTTCATCACGAATATCAAAGCCTTCTAACCAGCCTAAATCCATATCTGATACTTCATACTCTATCATATTTAATAAGTGCTGAGATATTTCCATAGATTCTTGTGTGATAGTATCAATCACTGATGGATGACTACCATCTGAGTCTATTGTTATTTCTTTTCCTGTCGGAAACTGTATTAACTTTCCCATAATATGTATATTATACTACAAATCCCTCTGCTTGTAAAGTGTTTTTTATAAGTTTTTTACTGCATTTCCGCCTAGTCTTATCTGAATGATACCATTATAATAGTCATCAGTTAGTAAAACATCTCGGTCAAATTGTTCTTTGGCTTCTAAATATGCACATTCACCCTTGGTCTTACATAGATGTAATATCTCTCTGGTAAAATTATCTTCACCATATTTATCAATGTCTTCCTGTAAGTGCTTACTAGAGCCCCAGTATTTTCTCCAATCAGATTCAACAAGAAGTCTTTTACGGCGCTTTCTTGTTTTTGTTATTGGTAGAGTTTTCTTGCTCCAAAAGAATTTCTTTCCAACGTATTTCTGATTGGTTGTTTTGTTCGTTATCAGATAAACAAAACCGTACGCGTCTTCGTGACTGAAGTCCTCTGGAATTTGCCATTCTTTGTCTTGATAGTGCCATACTGTACTCATACTCTTATTTAGTAGTTAAAATTTAGTTCTGTAGTTTCTTCTTCTTCGGTCGCTGTACCACATACTGGGCAAAAGAC